ATCGTCGTGGAATCCATCACGTATAACTTCAGTGCCCCAATATTGCAGGACCCAACGTGGAGTTAAGTTAGGCATGTTTAAGCGGTCTGCCCACCAAGGATCCACTTGTTCACGCCACTCACGTGCTGATTTAGTGCGGCCTTCAAGCATGGTACGATCCCACCCAAATACTGCCGAGACTGCATCTTTAAGTGTACTAGCAAATGATTCTCGCCTAAATTCGTGAAAATTAACCAAATAGTCTGCGGCTGTATCTTTGCCGCTACCAATCAAACCGCAGATTCCTATGATCATAAAAAATGCTCCTATTACAGAGCATTTTAATTTATTTGTAATATAAGGTCAAATTATTTTTTATTCAATTTAATTGGGCCGACTCGACGTGTAGTACTGATTTTGTTTACAGAATCAGTTTCACTTGATCCATCTGGTGTAAGTTGGATGTGAGATGCTTCGGGACCAAATGCTTTGGCAGCTTGATCTAGAATGCGTCGATCACCATCTGTATAGGCAGCAGCCAATAATGATTGCCCGGCAGGGCCTTCTTTGGCGGGCTCGTGTTCGTATTTGCCATCTGGTGCTCCTGCTCCGCCTAAGAACATGGCTGCAAAACGCCAGGGTGCATAAGGGCTTGAGTTATCCAGCTTGTGATGACTTCTTAGACCCGGAGTGGCCGACTGATGACTGTCAGGGATACCATCGTTGTCTTTGTCTTTTTTGGCTTCTGTAATAATTTCGTTAATTTTCATATACTATATTTAGCCTGTTACCCATGTCAAAGGCTGGCTGCCATCGACGTAAGTTTTGAGCTCTTCCTCTAATTTTTCCATCTCAGCCTGTGCTTCTGCTTTCAGTGCAGATCCGTTAAGTGTGGTACCGCCTTGTGGTCCAGAAATAGTACTGAACTTTTCATAGGCTTGTGCTAGAATACGTTTGCAGAAACTATAGGCCCACTCTTGTATCCAGGGAAAAGCGTAGGGATCATTAAATATCATTTGGTCAGGTTTGACGTTGTTGATCCAAAGCAATACTGACTCAAGTTGGTCTGCAGGAGGGTTTGCACCTTGCCAGGGGATTTTACGAACCAATGTTAGTTTCTTAGTGACTGGATTAAACGTGTAATTAATGTAGCCACCAAACATGGTCATGGCTAACTTTTGATAATCTACAAATAATTCATAGTTAGTCAAGCCACCAACACGCCCGGCCACCAACATGTAAGTGTTCAGATAACCTGAAGCAAAAGGTTCAAACTGACTGGCAGTGGTTCCCGATGTTGAACCAATACCGCGTCTAAAAATAGCACGCACATTGATAATTTCTTTGGGCAGTATGTATTCTTGCGTTTCAGGTTGCAGTTGCAAAAATGCATAACTTTCTTCTGTTGAATTTTGTGCACGTTGACGATATTTGATCAGGGCTTGGTTAATACCCATTTCGTAGTGCTCTTTTTCTAGTTCCACATCAACTAATCCATCGCCCAAGCGCATGCGAATATAGTCAATGATACTGGCTCGCATTGAATCTGTGGTATTGCCATAGTCCCAATTTGGATCTTGGACGCCTGGGAAAGTTACTGTGTTTGAGCCGTCAAAGGCTATGTGTGCACCAGACTGAGTACCAGTGTTTGCATTAAATAACGAATCAACTATGAGATTATTATTTACATCATAGCCTGATTCTATTGCAACGTTTGATTGTGTAATGTCCATGAAAAATCCTGTATATAGTATTTATAAACTATATACAGGAGTCAGTGGTTACTGAACTTTAAGTAGAACCATGTCTTGATTGATACGTCCGTTTAAGGCAGTTTCTGTGGCTTTGATACCCGACATAAACTTGCGCAATTCTACTTTACTGGCACGAGCAAACTCTTTGAGTTTTTCTTCAGGTTTTCTAATGGTTTTGCACACACTTTTAACAGTATCGTAACCAGTGATTGATGTCCCTTTAACTCCCAATGGTCCCGTTAAGCTATCAGCGACATACTGCCCAATTTTACGAGTCTTGGTGTTGTAAACCCACAATTCCTTTGCACCCAACACATCAACAGGATTAATACTGATGATCTTGAGTGTTTTATCTTCTTTGGCGTACTTGAGTTTGGCTACAACTTTTTCTTTGCTGACTGCACGTGGAGCACGCACTTTCTTCAGGCTCTTCTTAACGCCTCTGTACTGCTCGATGTCTTCCAGCAGTTTTTCAATGAATGCACTGATACGTTTGAAGTCTGCAGCCTTGTAGTGACGGTATCCTTCTGAGAGTTGCTCATCTTTTTTACCACTGGCTTGTGTCAGCTCAGCTAACCTTGCAGTATACACATCCACATACTTGGTCAACTGGCTTTGTGGCACATTGTTGGCAACCAAAAAGTCATAGGCTTTGAATGCTTTTGCAGCAGTCACAAAGTCATCGTAATGCCCTTCAAGTTCGCCAATGGTTTCGGCAGTTTTCTCGTTAAGGCGATCCTGGATAGTGGGCACGTATGCTTTGGGCTTCTCGCCTTCTGCAGTCTCAACCGCTTCTAGGTCTGCTAACTCGATAGATTTTCTAATGGCATCTGTAATGAACTCAATGTGGCGACCACGGAACGGCATGCCTGCACGATGTGCCATTATCAGGCTACAGGCTGTCATACTCAAAGAGCGATCCGGACTGCGAATAAATGCACTCAATTCTGATTTGGAGAATGTGGTGGGCTGTGCCTGCATCCATTCTACCACATATTTCTTGCAGTCCTTTTGACTGTAGTAATAGTTGTAGTAATAAAAACTCTTGCGCAGAAAGTGATCAAATGTTTCATTGTCAAACTTCTCAGCACGTTCAGTATCCCACACTGGCTCACTGCCAGTGTATTTCTCATCGGCAAAATTGCCGCCACGTGGCTTTGCTACTTTGGTTTTGATTTTAATACCTGCTACTATTGCCATGTGTGCTCCTTACGAAAGTTTTTCAAGTATAGCATAAAGTTTAACAGCCAACAACCGTTCTCTACTCCATGCTTCCAATTCCCAGGGTTGCTCATAGTAATCTTTCTTTACCTGGCGACCCATCCAAAAATGTTTTAGCCCACGTCGGGTTTCTTCCAAACGATACTGCCCTTTGACCATCTGTTTTACATGCACCATTTCGTGTGCCAGAGTGTAAATCAAATCTTCAAATTTTAGTGAACTGTCCAAAAACATCATGACATATTTGGGACGAATCATGTCAGCTTTGACAATACATCCACGCATGTCATCTGTTTTGCGTAATTTGGGTTTGAACACAATTTCCAATTCCCATGTACTCTGTACAATATTAAGTTCTCTTTGAAAGAACCCAGCCGCTTGCTCTACAAAAGCTCGTTTACCTCGAGCACGGCAATTTACTACTGTTTTCATAATGGGCTTTTTTGTGTTTATAGTGTATTATACTACATTTTGAGCAAAGTACCAAATGTCAGGTGTTGTTCTAAAACAACAAGGGCGGTGTCTAATTTTTCAGCAATTTCTGCGTACTTTGCAGTTAATCTTTGGCGACGTCTGCATTGCACAAACTCAATATCCAATTCATTCCATAATCGTGCACAATTGGCCCACATTTTAACAAGGTTATTGTCATGTAGTTTAAAAACAACACGCTGAGCTGCGTCTAACCTAGCAAAAAGTTCCGGTGAGTGATGCATAACTGTAATTATACTATCAAAATCATTCAGGGTCAAATCCATAAATACTACAATATAGGAACAGTTATGGCACGTTTGAGTCTTTGGAAAGACGGTTTACATACCAATGATTACAAGTTTTTTGATCGTAGAATCAGCGAGATGTTTACCATTGGCGGGACTGGGGTGTTGCTCAACAAGTATTTGGGACCAGCTGCCTCAGGCACACAACTTGCCACAAGTTCTGCACAATCTACAGTTAACGATCCTTTGACCTTTAGCAATACTACCGGGGTGCAAATTGGAAATTTTGTATTTGGAGCAGGGATTCCTGCAGGTGCTACCGTGACCGCTGTTACTGCAACTTCAGTAACATTGAATGTAGCAACTGTAAATGTTGTTGGGTCTGGCATCACAATTGGATTTAGTTCTGATGCTACTCAACCTGCTTATACTAATACCAGTGCCTTGAACATACAAGACTTGTTGTATACGGAAAATAGAGATCGCAAGTACGATACCAATGTGTACAAAATGCGTGGTATCTATCAACGTGCCGACCAAGACTTTGATTTGAGTCAATTTGGATTATTTTTACAAACAGGTACCTTGTTTATGGTGTTCCACTTACGTGATATGGTTGATACCATTGGTCGCAAGTTGTTGGCTGGTGATGTGTTGGAGTTTCAACATCTTAAAGATTATGACGCACTTAACGAAGATCTTCCGGCAGCACTCAAAAGATATTATGTGGTGGGCGATGCTTCGTTTGCTGCCGAAGGATTTAGCCCAACTTGGTGGCCACATTTGTGGCGTGTCAAACTCAATCCATTAGTGGATAGTCAAGAATACAAAGACATTCTCAACAATATTGCTGCTGGTCCAGGTACATCAACACCTCTAGGACAAGTACTCAGCACTTATCAAACTTATTTGAACATCAACGAATCAATCGTTGCACAAGCCGAGTTTGATGTTCCAGAGTCTGGATATGATACCAGTGCCATGTATACTTTGCCCACAACTGAAGATGCGCAGAATCCTGTTGGTCCTCCAATTACCGCTGACACCACTGGCATCAATGCCGACAATACTCACGATACTGCTGACTTGGGTGTCAGTAGTCCGTTGGGCAAAGTGCAGGGCTACTTGACAGGCGACGGGCGGGCTCCAAATAGTCTAGTGACTGGTGCTGGCATAGGATTTCCGGCCAATCCCACTGTTGGTGATTATTTCTTGCGGTTAGATTACTTGCCCAATCGACTGTTCAGATATTCAGGAACACACTGGGCTCGTGTTGAGGATGCAGTACGCACCAATATCACACCAGGTGCTGCAAATAATCAGACACAACGCTTTAGTTATGTAAATAACACTAACACTTATACAAACCACGAAGGTCAGACCATGACGGAATTACAACCGTTGAGTCGTGCACTGACTCCTTCTGCAGACAACAATGAAAGTTAAACCATAATGGCCGGACTTGTACAATATTCTTATGATGGACAGATCCGTCGATTCATTTTGCAATTTATACGCATGATGAGTAACTTTCAAGTGCAGTTTGGAAGTGCAGCCGCAGGTACTGCTACACTACAAACAGTTCCTGTTTATTATGGCGATCCCAGTCGTCAAGCCGCAACCATCTTGAAACAAAACAGTGAAAATGCTCTCAATGCAGTACCTGCCATGAGTGCTTACATGAGTGGCTTAACGTATGATCGTGATCGTTTGCAAAATCCTTATTACGAAGGTGTGATCAGAATACGAGAACAAAATCTCAACCCTGATACTCAAACCTATACTGGTACACAGGACGGGCAGTATAGTGTCAGCAGACTGATGCCAGCTCCTTACAAATTGAGTATGAAGTTGGATATTTGGACATCCAACACAGATCAAAAGCAACAATTGTTAGAACAGATGTTGCCCTTGTTTAATCCTGGATTTGAAATCCAGAGCAGTGATAACTATGTAGATTGGACCAGTTTGAGTATTGTGTTGTTGAACAACGTAACACTAACTAGTAGAGTTGTGCCACAAGGCGGCGACGACAGCAGTATTGATATTGCTACATTAGAGTTTGAAATACCTATATGGCTTACTCTACCATCTAAGGTGCAAAAAGGTGGTGTTGTCCAGCAGATTATTGCCAATATCTACGACGATTCAGGCAGTTTCAATGGCGATTTAATTGAGATTGCCAGTACTAGTCAAATGCGCTATACTCCATTGAATTACAGTTTAGTTTACGTAGGCAATACCTTAACAC